GGAATGGTAGGTAACTCTATCCGTTCTAACTTATTTGGTATTGAATATAGAATATTCTTAAATGATTTGTATGCCTTTGGATCTCTTGATATCTTAAACTACTATATGACCAAGCAGTATCTAGAGACTCTAGATATGGTTTTAAACAATGGTTCATTTCAACAGTTTAGATATACTCAGCGTCGTGATCGTTTGTATCTAGATATAGATAAGGACTTTCTTCAAGAAGGACAGAACTTATTGATAGAGGCTCATCGTATGATTGATCCTACAGATGCAACCGAAATGTATAATGATATATTTGTAAAAAGATATGCTACTTCATTGTTAAAGAAACAGTGGGGTCAGAACTTAATCAAGTATAACAATGTTCAATTACCTGGCGGTGTAACACTTAATGGTAGAGAACTTTACATGGACGCATTAGCAGAAATTGAGAAAATCGAAGGTGAGGTTCTCAGTAAGTACGCTATACCACCAATGGATATGATCGGATAAAATGCCTACAAGTCCCTACTTCCCAACTTATCACCAAGGTCACAGTGGCGAACAAACTTTGGTTCAGAATCTTGTGGATGAGCAAATCAAACTCTTTGGTTCTGACATATACTATCTACCCAAAACAGCTATAACAGATGGCACGTTAGACGAGGTTAGATATACTAAATTCCAAGATCAATTTCAAATTGAAATGATGTTAGTTAACGTCATGGGTTTTGGAGACAATGCAGAATTTATAAGTAAGTTTGGTTTACGTATTACAGACGAAATAATTTTTCGTGTGTCTACAAATAGATGGGATGAGGAAGTGGCAGAACATGGCATGGCTGCAAAACTCACAGTTCCTAGCAGACCTAACGAAGGAGATTTATTATATTATCCTCTTACAGAAGATTTGTATGAAATTAAATATGTAGGAAAGGAAGAACCATTCTTCCAGTTTGGTAAGATTCAATTTTATGCACTGACTGCAGAACTATACGAGGTTGGTTCAGACGATCTTGCTACAGGTATTGCAGAGATAGATGCTATAGAGGAGTTGTTCGATAGTGCTATTGCTTTGTCTATGGGAGTGGGTGGCACAGGAGACTTTACTACTGGTGAAACTGTTACTGGTGGTACTACTTCTACAACAGCAGAAGTCAAGTCATGGGATAGTTCTACAAGAATACTACAGGTAATCAATAGAACTGGAACATTTGCAGCAAACGAATCACTTACAGGTAATACAAGTAGTGCTGTATGGGTTGTATCAACCTTTGATACATTACAGGATACAAATAGTGAGTATGATGCAAATAGACAAATCGAAGATGCTGCTGACAATATAGTTGATTGGTCAGAAGGTAATCCATTCGGTGAGTTTGGTAATTTTACAGGTAGCATATAATGTTAGGCAATCATTTTTACAACCAGATAGTTCGTAAGAACATCATAGCATTTGGAACTCTCTTCAACAATATTAGTATGAAGAGCACAGATCCAAGCACTGGTGCTGTATTAGAAGAAATGAAAGTACCGTTAGCATACGGTCCTAAACAAAAATTTATTGTAAGACTAGAAGAAAACACTAGCAACAGAAAAGTAGCAATCACTCTACCAAGGTTGTACTTTGAGATGACTAGCATTGACTACGATCCTACCCGTAAAACTTCCCCCATCCAGAAATACAAAACTATTATTAATGATAATGGTGGTGAGGTTAGAGTACAGTATGTTCCTGTACCATACAATCTATCATTTGAACTTGGCGTAATTGCTAAGTCACAAGACGACGCCTTACAAATCACTGAGCAGATACTACCATACTTCCAACCATCATTTAGTGTTACTCTCAACATGATACCTGATATGAATGAGAAGAGGGACATTGCTGTTGTATTAAACAACGTATCATATGAGGATACATGGGATGACAGTTTCTATGAACGTAGATATATTGTTTATACTCTGAACTTTCAGATGAAGACTTATCTATACGGTCCTTACAACACATCAGATGTTATCAAGAAAGCAATCATACATGAAACACTTGGTGATCAAGCAGTTAATCGTAGAGCAATTACTAGAACATATACACCCAAAGCAAAAACCGATATCAATACTGATGGTGTTATTGATGCAGCAGATGATGCATTGGTCGATGCTGGTGACGACTTTGGATTTAATGAAGGGATTGAATTCTTATGAACCTAGAAGATAATATGGAGGAACTTCTTAACATGGACGTAGAACATGTTGAGAAACCTAACTTGCCAAAGGTAAAATCAAAAGAAGATGATCAACAAAAAGATTATGAATATACTCGTGGTGAATTGTATTCTTTGATTGATCAAGGTCAAGAGGCGGTGAAGGGTGCATTAGAAGTAGCACAAGAAAGTGGTCACCCTAGAGCATATGAAGTTGCTGTAGCAGCAATGAAACATGTTGCAGACATGACAGAGAAATTACAAGACTTACATAAGAAAATGAAAGATCTTGATGAAGAAATACAAGGTCCTAAGAATGTTACTAACAACGCTATGTTCGTTGGTAGCACTGCAGAATTACAAAAAATGCTTAAGCAAATGGGTGGTGGCAAGAGATAGTTGCATAAATAAATGCATAGACCCTGACATGGTATATGAGATACAAAGAATTTAAAAGACTCGCTGAGTCTGCCACTGTGCAGGATAACGGAATTTTAGAAGGTGCAGCCTGGACAAAGAAGGCTGGCAAGAACAAAGAAGGTGGACTTAATGAGAAGGGAAGGAAGTCTTACGAAAGAGCAAATCCTGGATCTGACCTTAAAGCACCAAGCAAGAAGGTTGGAAATCCCCGTCGCTCATCATTCTGTGCTAGAATGAAAGGAATGAAAAAGAAATTAACTTCAAAGAAAACTGCCAGTGATCCTGATAGTAGGATCAACAAATCACTAAGAGCTTGGAATTGCTAACAAAGCGTAAACTACACTATCTTTTTGACTATAATTATAGTATAATAACTGTAGAACTATGCGTTTTAATAATGGCGATATCCATTGTCTAATACGAGCTTGTCTAATCGCTCAAGAACAGACAGGATCTGAGGACATATGGGATAGATATGCCGACTTGATAGAAAAACTTAGAGTTTATTCTGATCAAGTTTTATCCCCATCTGAATCATGAAACTAAAAACAAGATTTGAAAGTTTTTCTGAAAAAGAAAGAAAGATGCTTGCAGAAGCAATCTGGAGAAGACAAAGAAGTTATATTGCTGGCGATAAACTGTTTAACGAATATGGAAAAATGCTGTCAGAATGTCTAGACAGAATGGACTATATGCCAGGCAAAGTAGTATAAATACCTATTAATATTATGTTCAGTAAAGAATTAAAAGAAGCAACTAAGGAGTCTCATTCCGCAGCAGAAAATACAAAGTTTGTTGCAGGGTTTCTTAGAGGTGTTGTTGACCCTGAGGAGTATCGTAAACTCATTGCCAATTTCTGGTATGTTTACAGTACTATGGAAAGACTAATCAATGACTCTGATGACCCAACTGTAAAAGTATTACAGGGATGGCAATCACAACTTGATCGTAGTCCGTCATTAGAAAAAGATCTATTATATTATTACGGTCCTTATTGGAAAGAAGAAGTAGGTCCTTCACCAGCGTGTGATACCTATTGTTTCAGACTAAGTGAATTAGCACAGCAAGATCCATATCTTCTGCTTGCTCATCATTATACTAGGTACATAGGTGATCTATCAGGTGGACAAATTCTATGTAAAATAGCAAAGAGTGCACTCAATCCTCCTGCAGGAGAAGGTCTAAACTTCTATGAATTTCCTGAGATTCATGATGCAAAAGAATGGAAAACAAATTACAGGGCAATACTTGATGTATTAAATCTAAATCAATCACAGAAGAATGCTATATTTGCTGAGGCAAACTATGCATTTAGATTGAATATGTACATGTTTGATGAGATCAAATCTGAAGATCCATACCCTGCATTGACAGCACTTAAAGGTTTCTGGAAAGTAATTACTGGTTCCATTACCAATTAACAAAAATGAAAAACTTACCAATTAAATCTACCTGTGTAGTATTTGGTCTAATAGTAGGAACAGCAGCGTTCCTTATACCACAAGCGTGGGCACATCCTATATTAGTGTAATGTTTAATACTTTATTATTTGGAGTTGGGTTATCTCAATTTCACCTCAGTGATATTGATAACGAAAAATTATCTAAGTTTAAAGAACAAAGATATTTGGATACCTCTGATCCATTACTGTCAGAGTTAAATTCTCGTATCTTAAAAGAAGGCAAATATATTTTAAACTCAACTTGTAAAAGTAAAGAGTTATACATTAAAAAAATCTGGTGTAATTATAATGTCAATAAAGACATAGAAGAACCACACAATCATAGAAATAGTTTTTTGTCTGCTATTTACTATCCACTATCTACAGATGGAGTAATACAATTCTTTTCTCCATTCTCTGATTATTTTTTATCACAAGTTCCTATTGAAGATGTATATGACATGAACTGTTACAACTCTAGTTTCTATGAGTTACCAGTTAGATCTGGAGACTTAATAATATTTAATTCGATGCTCTACCATAGAGCAAAACAATCCACAGACGAAAGGATATCAATAGCATATGACATTAATATTAAATCATGGTAGTCTGGGGTGTTGTTATAATGGTTGGAATACTGGTCATAATAGTGACTTGGTATATCTACTATATACTAAAGATGTCATTTATGGAGATGAAAGATGGGAGTGATGACACCACCAAGTAGGAAGTCCTGCTATAATTTTAGAGTAACGGAGATAAATCGTGTTGTTGACGGCGATACTATTGATGTCACCATTGATCTTGGGTTTGACTTATACAAGAAAGAAAGAGTTAGAATTGCAGGAGTTGATACGCCAGAGAAAAGAACAAGAGATCTGGAAGAAAAGGCATTGGGATTAGATGCTACTAACTGGATGAAAGAAAAATTAGAAGGAGCAATTGATGGAGACGATGAACTCACTATTAGAACTGAACTCAAAGGTGGCATGGGTAAGTATGGTAGGTTGCTTGGTTGGTTATACATTGGCGATGATGCTGTATCACTCAACGAACAAATGATCACCGAAGGATATGCATGGGAGTATGATGGAGGTACGAAGCAGAAAAACTTCGAGGAACTACGTGAGATTCGTAGATCATTTGGCACAATAAACGAGGGTTAAAATGAAAGCAATTAAAGCATTCAATGGAGGTCTATGGGCATTCCGTTTAGTATTCGCAGTTGTCGTAGCAGAACTTCTTATCGTTGCAGGTGCAGTGGTAGGATGTTTTGAAGAGCAAATCTGCTCTGATGCAGACACACAAGCAATCAAAGAAACGATGCAGGGTTTAGCAACTAAGTCATTCGCATTATATGCTGCCGAAAAAGGCATCAAATCTAATTCTAAGAAAGAAGAAGAATGAAAAACATTTATAATATCATGTCAGCAGCCTCGTTTGCTGGTGTTCTCTTTATGATTTCAATGCTTGTTTATGTAAACATTACAAAAGCAGGTAGAGAAGAAAGGAATAAACAGTATATACAGAGTGTTGTTGACAAGGCAGTGCTTGAACAAATAGTAGAGAGGATGCCTTTACAAACTGGTAAGGTAGCAAAGTAATGTCTATACCACTCATTCATGTGGATGATCTTGGTAGTGTTCAGATACAGAACGTAACTGTTCCAAACTATCATGTTCATCAACCGAATGTGAATCACTTGACTCCACCTGTGGTGGTGAATATTGGTAATCCAATTATTGATATGCCTGGTTGTGTCAAAGCACACCAAGACAATCAATATCATAAGAGTGGATTACCTATCGATAGGAATCTTGTGGAGGATGATCCTGATCA